AGGAAGATGCGCGACTCGATCGCGCGCACGACCTGCGGGACCGGGATGTAGTCGTTCTCGGCTCGGGCACCGGCCGCGCCCGCGAGGCGAAGGTAATGCGCCATCGAGACGTACTTGCCGCCGGTCGTCTCGTCCGTCTGGATGTTGAAGTCCGTTTTGAACATGTCCATCAGCTCGGACTCGACCACGATGTCGCGGATCAGCGGGTCCGAGTAGATGATCTTCATGAGCGTGTCGAGGCTCGTCGTCGTCGTCGTCACGCCCGCAACGAAGGGCATGGCGAGCGCCGGGTGTGCCCCGACGATCATCGCGGCGAGGGACGCCCCGACCAAGAGGCCGAGGTAGAACAGCCGCGAGCGAACAAACCGTGTCATGAGCGTCAGCTCCTAGTTGCTAGTGAGGGTGGCGCTGTCAGTAGGCTTTTACGCCTTTCTTCACGCGGCCGCGATGCCATTCAATGGTCGCGGCGATCCCGAGCGGGTTCCCGTCCTTGTCTCGTGGCGGCGTGAGGTCGTTGCGCGAGGTTGGTGCGCCAGCGCCCCCGGAGGGGATGGCGGCCACTGCGCGACGGCGATCTTGGCTCGCGACGAACGCTTGCCCGTTCGGCTTGCTGCTGGGCCGGCCGTTAGGCGGCTGGTGCCCGTTGCCATTCGGCGCGGCTGGTGCACGACCCGCCAGCGGGGAGCGACCCCGAGGCGCGCGGCGAAGGGCGGCTCGCTGCATCCGCTGGCTGGCCTCTCCGGGGTCAATCCCGAGAGCAGTCAGGCGACGCTGGAGCAGTGTCGGTAAATCGTGGAGCGGAATCGTGAGCAGATCGTACCGATCTGCGTATTCCTTCAGATCGCGCAGCATGTCCGCGAAGGCAACATTGGCGCGCTCGGCGTCAAGGGTCTCGGGAATCACGCTGGCGACGGCTTGCTGAATCTGGGAGAGGTTCTCGCGGACCTCTCGTCGCTGGACGATGGCACGACTCGCCTCGTCACGATAGTCGGCACGGCGGCCCTTCTGCTCCGCCGCCACGAGCCGCGCTTCGTTCGGGTCCGCGACCATCTTGGCGAGTGTCGGCTGGAGCCGCTGCCACACCTCGGGCTGCGTCAGCGCACCGAGCACGAGATGGTCGAGCGCCTGCTGGTCCTGCCCGATGACGTTGAGCGCGAAGCCAACCGGGTCGGTCGTTACCGACTCGCGCATCTGGTCGATCTCGTCGAAGGATTGGAGCACCTCCTGCTCGCGCCGGTCGATCTGTGAGGCTTGGCTCACGATCTCACGCAGGCGCGAGGCGACGGCGGGGTCTTCAAACTCGACGTGCAGCTCCTCCTCGTCCTCGGTGAGGCCGGGGATGACGACCGCGCGCTCCTCGGGGACGTCCGCCCCCTCCTCGTCGCCCTCGTCCGGCACCGGGGGCTGCCCCTGCTCGTCCGGCACGACGCCGTGCTCCTCGGGACGGACCTCGCGCTGCTCACCCGGGTCCGGGCGCGGCGTCTCCTCGACCGCCTCGTCCGGCTGCCCGCCGGGGATCTCGCGGCGGAGCTGGTCCTGCGCGAACTGGCCGCCCTGCGGCTGCCCACCGGCGACCCGGGGCTGCGCGGCCGCGCGTGCAGCAGCGGCGGACGAGGGCGGCATCGCCGAGCCGCCCTGCGCGAGACGCGCGCGGGCCTCGTCGGTCGCCTGCTCGATGTTGGACTTGGCGGGAGCAGACGCCCCCGTGTTCGGCATCACGATCATCTGCGCGTTGGAGCCCGGTTCGGGCTTGAGCGGTGCGGCCATGATGGTCCCTACTGAGTGAGGCCGGGCGCGGTCGCGCCGGCAACGGTGGGCATGACGCCACCCGGCACGGGTGTCGTCGGAGGAGTAGGCGGAATCGGTCGCCCGGACGTATCACCTGCTGGCTTCTTACCGTTCGCCGATGGAGGTCCCCCGCCGCCGCCCGGGCGTCCCCCGCCAGCGGCTCCGCCGGGGACGCCCATGCCTGCGAGCGCATTCATCTGCGCGGCGGCTTTGGCGGCCTTCTGGGACTGATTGAACAGGTGCGCCTGCCGGTGCATGGCGAAGGCGTCTTGGAGCTGGGGGTCGATCTTCAGGAACTCGGGGCTCGCCATGAAGTTCTCGTGCACCGCGAGATGCGCCTCGTCGTCGTACCACTCGTAGACGGGGATCATCTGCGCCGGGGTGCCGAGCACCAACTTCCCGTTCTCCTGCTCGGCTGTGGTCGTGTGGACGCCGCCGGGTTTGGCGAAGCGTGAGAGATGCGGCATGTTCGCCACCTCCCAGAACTTCCGCTTCGCGGCCGGCAGGGTCGGATCGCCGAACAGCCCCATGCCGTAGAACGTGAGCGCCTTCTCCTGCTTCTCGCCGCGCCCTTCGGGGAGCATCGACTCGACGTCGGGGCGGACGTTGCACTTCCCTTCCTTCCACAGCTCGGGGTAGATCACCACCGTGCGCGCGATGTTGTCGTCGCCCGCGTAGTGGAGCGTGGTCTCCATGTCCCAGATCAGCGGCATGAAGGCCATCCAGTTCTCGTAGAGCCGCCCGTACTCGCCGGCCATCCGGCGCATGGTCGGCCCGAGGAAGCGGTCCGTGTTGAACCGCACCTCCTTCACCTTCTCGCCCGAATCGCCGGGCGTCCCCGGATCGTTCGCCCCTGCCGTGAAGCCGATCTGGTTGAAGAAGGCGACCATCTGCTCCATGTGCTTGTAGACGTCGTCGGAGAGCTTCGGCGGCTGCACATGCTCGATCGCCTGCACGCCGGGCCGGCGGTTCACGACGTAGTTCTGCCCCGGCATGTTCGAGCGCTGCCCGGGCTTGAGCCCCGACTGCGCGTCGATCATCGTCTGCGGGTTGGCGTTGAGCGCGACGTGATCGCGGATGCGGCCGTGGTCGTCGTTGATCGCGCGCTGGATCGGGTTCAAATCCTCCTGAATCGTCGAGCCCCCCGGCCGCCCGGCGAGGCGGACGAACTCGAAGGTGTTGAGCGGCGAGGTGTAGGGGAACGCTGCCGGCCGAGGCCCGTCCCGCAGCACGCGCTCCGGGGTGGCGACGAGCCAGCGCCCGCCGGGCTGGTCCGGCGTCTTCTCCATCCCCGGACGGGCGCACGGCGCTTCCCAGAGCTGCGTTAGCTCGACGTAGCCATCCACGTTCGAGGCCGCGCCCCAACGGTCGATCATCCCCTCGACCGCGCCGTAGAAGCCGGTGCCGTAGAGGAGCCGCTCCAGCTCCCCGACGTCCGAGACCTGCCCGCCACGCACGGTCGGCTCGACCTCGATGCCGAACATGTCGTAGACTTCCTCGGGCGCGTGGAAGCTGCGGATGAAGTGCCGGCGCTTCTGGTACCACGGCTGCGGCCCCCAGCTCCCGCGCACCTGCATCGGGGCGAGCACGTCGCACTCGATCGCGCCGACCGGTGTCTCGTGCGGCGCGCCCGTGGGCACCATCTCCCCGCGCGAGGGGTCGCTGGGATCGGAGACCCGCCAGTTGGCGCGCGGCTGCCCATCGGGACCGTACGGCACGCCCTCCTGCATCGGGTACTGCCCCTGCCCGCCGTCCTGATCCGAGATCGGCTGGTCGTAGAGGTCGACCATCGGGAGCATCCCCTGCCCGGTCCACTGGCGCATCTGGCCCTTATGGGGGTTGATGCGGGTGAGGAGATGGCCCCGGCCGGCGGCGAGGAGCCACGAGCACAGCCGGTCGTGGACGTCCTCCATGTTCGCCTCGAACCACGCCGTCTTCATGGCGATGTCGAGGATCTCGGCCAGCTCGGCGTCGGCGCGATCGGGGCCGGGCACGAAGGTGACGATCGGCTGGTTCTCCGTCATCCGCGCCTGCGTAATGATCGCCCACGGCTTGATGACGTTGATGACCGGGCGCGCACGCCAGCGGCGCTCAGCCTCGGGCATCCACTCCGTCGAGTCGATCCAGCGCCCCGTGATCGGATGGTAGACCGAGTGCTGGAGCCCGCACAGCATTCGGACGTTCTCCTCGACCTGCCGGTTCTGTTGCCTGACGAGATCGTCGAAGGCCGACCAGCCGGCCCGGACGAGCGTCAGGCGCGCGCCGTCGTACTGCGGCTCGTCGTCGGTGGGGCTCTCGCGGAGCGGCACGAAGCGGGACCACGACGAGGCCCCGCCCGATGACGTGGTCTTGTCGCTGGTAATCACCGCCGGTGCCGTCATGCTGCGGAGTCCTCCGTGCCCGATGTCGCGGAAACTAATGGTTCTCCTTGTCCCGTCAAACGTTCCGCCGCCTCACGATCCACCTTCTGCTCCGCCAGCGCGGTGAACCGCCGCATCGCTTCGCGCCCTTGGTCCATGATGATCGCCTTCAGGCTGTAGCCCGTGAGCACCTCCTTCGGCGCGCCCCGCACCCACGCCGCGATCCGCGCGCACGAGGGGAGATCGCCGGGGATCTTCCGCGCCGCGAGCTGGATGTACGTCTTCACCGAGTAGACCGACAGGTGCAGCTCGCGCGCGATCTCGGGCGGCGACATGCCGATGCCAATGAGCACCGCCACGACCTCCTGCATCGGGGAGAGCGGCTTCTTGAGCCGCACGCGGTCGATCACCGTCGTTGGAATCGCCATCAGTCCCTCACGGGTACCATGAGCACGGGCTCGGGGCTGAAGCCGGCGACGATCGACCGGACCTCCGCCATCAGCTCCTCGTCCGTGGGCGGCTTGACGCCCATCGCCTCGTAATCCCGTCGTAAGGCACGCACCCCCTCGGCCATCGTCTCGTCCGAGATGCGCGCTCGCAAATCCCGCTCCGGATCGCTCGACTCGGTCACCACGGCAGGTGACGGTGTCGGCGTGCCGAACGTCACGGTCGCGCCGATCTGCTTGAGCGCCTCACGATAGAAGTCGTGCAGCCGCTGGTGCTCGGTGAACCGGCGCGCGTCCGCGATCAGCTCGCGCCGCCACAGGCCGTAGCACGCGGCGCTCAGCACGCCGATCGTGATGACCCAGATGGCGAAGAACACGCCTAACACTATGCTCGACAACTCCATGCGATGCCTCACTGCGGTGGCGGGGACGGGACGACGTTCGACGCACTGCCGCGCCGGCTGACCAGCCAGCGCCAGAGCCGGCGGTACCACCGACTCTCGATCACGACGCGGTGTTGCCGCGTCAACATGGCGAGCAGCTCGGCGCGCGTGACCTTGTAGCTCGCCTTCTCGGGCCAGCGCGCGAAGTCGAAATACTCCGAGAGGCGCTCCTCGCGGCGCGCGACGCCTAACGGTGGGCGCTTGCGGAACCCTTGGCTCACGTCACACCCCCGCGAGATCCGCCGCGAGCAGCGTGGTCACGATCGCCCGGAACAGATGGTCCTTGACCTGCTGGGCGAGCGGTAGCTTGTCGTACGGCACGAGACACGGATGCGTCTTCGCGACCGGGTCTTTCGTCGTGCCGTACACCCAGCCCTCCCGCACCTTGATGGTGCACCACGCCTCGTGCTGCTCCTCCGCCGACGTGGCTAGGCCATCGGCCACGGCCCGGATGCCGGCAATCGCGCTCTCGCGCTGCCAGCCCGCCGCCGCGTCCCACGGGAGCTGTGAGGTGTCGCCTAACGTCTCGCAGTAGGCGCGGTTAGCTTCGTGGACGACGCGGGCGATGTCTTCGACGCGCATGGTCAGACTCCGGTGAGATACGTGTAGAGCCCCGGGTCGTCCGACATGGACGCCGGGAGCGGGCGATCGCGGTACAGGTGCTCGACCATGAAGTGCAACGTCTGCTTCGAGAAGGCGCGGACCGGCCCCTTGAAGAACGTGCCGATCGGCCGCGCCGGCCGGGACGCCATGCCCACGCGGAGCGCGTCGTAGCCATCGTCGCCGCCCTCGCCGGTCTCCGGGTCGCAGTCGACCTTGAGCACGTCCTCGGGGTCCGACTCGTCGGTCACCATCGTTTCGAGCTGCTCGAACAACCACCGATTGCCCGGCGTGTCGAAGAAGCGGAGCGCGGGCGTTGCATCGGCTCCCTCGGGTCCAAGTCCGCGCCACGCAAGGTAATAGCGTAGATTGTTCAGGCCCTTCTTCCGGTCGATGTTGCCCTGCGCGAGCACGAGGTCGTGATCCCGCAACATCTCCTCTTGGATCGAAGGCGTGGCGTCGGAGCGATCTTTCCGCTCCTGCATGGGATACAGGTCTGAGTGGATGTAATCCAACTTCTCGACCGGCACCCGCGACTTGATCCGCTCGGCGACTTGCGGCGGCTTCTGGCGTCGGCCCCGCACGGTGTCGATGACGAACACGTCCCCGTCCTCGGTGACCGTCATCCAGCACAAGACCCACCAGTGCGCGTAGCCGTAGTCGAGCCCAGCAAAGTGCCGCCAGTCGGGGGGGATCTTGAACGGGCGGACGAGATGTACCGCCTCGTCCAGCTCGTCCAGCGCTGTGCCTACGCCCGCGTTCCAGTCGCCGTACAGCAGTTGCCGCCGCAGCACTTCCGGCAGCGTCGCAAGCTGGGCCATGTACAGCGGGTCGGTCGCATAGATCGGGTTGTCGAGCACCGTGCCCGGAATGAAGCGCCGACTGAGGCGCGCGACCGATCCGTTCGGCAGCCGCACGCGGCGAATGATGATCCGCCGGCCGTCCTCCCCGCAGGGCTTGATGAAGCGCCGCTTGAGCCACGTATGGCCCGCCTTCCCGGGGTTCCCGGTGCCCCGCCACATGCGAAGAATCGACGGGTCGGGCGACCGGATCTCCGCCTGCTCCAAGTCGATCGTCCGCTCGTCCGGCACGTTGGCGACCTCGTCGTGCCCGATGAAGCTCCACTCCTTCCCCTGAATGCGGTCGACGTCCGCCGGGGTGCCGATCGCCTCGAATTTGAGCGTCGCGCCCGAGGGCCACGTCCAACGCCGCAGATCCCCCCGCCAAAACGGGCGTGACCCCATCTTGGGAAACAGCCGGTGCGTGCGGTCGATCAGCTCCTCCATCTGCGGCCCGGTCTCGCGGCAGAGGAGCGCCTTGTAGCGCGGCTTGTGGACCTGCCGCACCGCCGACGCGATCAGGCAATCCGACTTCCCCGGCCCCTTCGCCCCGCCGCCGAAGACCTCGAACTCGGCCGCGTTGACGAAGCTGGTCTGCATCCCGGGGAACGGAGCCCACAGGACGCGCACCCGGTTGGGATCGAACGGCTTGGGACTCATGCACCTGCGTACACGCGATTCAGTGCCTCCGCCAAGGCGCGGGCGCGGTCCCTCAAGAGGCGCTCGCCCTCCTGCCGGTCTGTCACCCTCACCACGATGTTGCGCCCCGTCTGCGGGTCAATGCGGCTCACGAAGAACTCCCCGTTGAGCGCCCACCAGATCCAGCGATTCGGCTGGGGCGGTTCATGATCCGCCATCACGGAAGCGGCCCGTCAGGCCGTTTTTCCACATCCCGCCCTGCACCAGCGCGACCCCTTCGGCGAAGTCGTCCATGTGCCGCACCGGCGGCAGGCCCATCTCCTCGACGACCGTCTCGGGCGGCGCGTCGGCGAGCGAGGGCAGCTCCATGACAATGCCAGCGTTGGTGATCGCGCGGAGGGCCTCGGCCTGCTCACGCAGCGTGCTGGCTTGGTTCGGCCGGCCGAGCCCGAGCGCGGTGTCGGCCGCCGCATCGAGCACGCGCGCGCAGCGCTCCCGTTCGCGCTCCCGTGCCTTCGCCATCGACTTCGCGAAGCCTTCGAGGTCCATCTCGATCTTGCGTCCCATCGCTACCTCCGATCGCGTTGAAGCCCGGGACCGCTCCTCTGCCCACTTCCGCAATTCGATCAGGTCGTAGACCACAGCGCGTCCGAGCTTGAAGTACGGCGGCCCACCGCCCACGACGCGCCACTTCGCCAGCGTCGCGGGGGAAATCCCGAGGAGATCAGCGGCCTTCGGCGTCCTGAGCAGAGCCCTTTTCCGCATAGCTACCTCGTGTCGTGATCGGGGAGCGGCACCGGGACCATCACCTTGACCCGGCGGTTCGTGATCCCCTGCACCTGCTGGGCGTACTCCATGAGCCCGTAGCGCCGAGCGAGAGCGACGAGGATCGACTCCACGCGCTCCCGCGCCTGCGTCCGAAGCTGGATGATGTGCTGGTGCTCCGTGTACCAGACGACCGTCTCCGCCACGCAGGTCACCAGCGCCGGCCCCTTGAGCACCTTCGAGCCCGCGCCGAGCCAGTCGGCGACCATCTCGTCCACGACGTACGCGGGCGGGAGGAGCTGGAGGAGCGGCCCCTCGTCCTGCTTGAGCAGCCAGTGCTGCCAGTGGTGGTCATTCCGGTGCTGGTGCTTGAGCCACGCAACGTTGAAGGCGTAGCGCTGCGAGCGTCGCTGCTCGTCGACTTCGCGCCGGATCAGCGCATAGCGCGGGTCGGCCTCGTCCACGACGTCGAGCCCGTGGCCCCGGAGCGCGTCGTCGAGGAGGTTCTTGCCATAGAACATCTCGACGTACGGCCGCCACTCGTCCGGCCGGAACTTCGAGAGATCGTGCACGAGCAGCCGCCATGTGAGGCGCAGCCGATGCTCGCGCGTCACCGCCCACGCGATCACGAGCCCTGCGAGGGCGACATACCACTTGTGCAGGAGCACGTAGCGGAGATAGCGGAGATGCCGCACGGCTACCGCACCAGCTTGTAGACGCGCACCTCGGCGATCGCCACCTCGGACGCCGCCGCCGCCACCGCGCCGATCACGACGCGGATACGCTCGTTGAGCGCAACGACCACGCGCTCGCGCACGACGATCGTCGAGACGCCCGCCGGGCACATGCCTAACGTGTTGACCGTGGCATTGTTCGCCGCGTTCCGGTGCTCGATCTGGAGGTGCTTCCCCGCCGCGAGCGTGCCCGAGAAGCCGAGCGAGACCTCGACGTAGTACGTGCCGGCGGCGAGCGCGCCGGAGTCGGCCACGACCGCGTTGGCGGCCGGCGCGCTGGCATTGCCTGACGCGGCGGTCGGGTTGATCGTCGGCTCGCCCCCGATGTGCACGGCCGCGTCTTCCAGCACGAGGTTGCGGTTGACGACGCTCGGGTCGGGGATGACCGTGGACGACGCGCCTAACGGCCCACGCGGAGCGCCCGGCCGCGCGGCGTCCTCGATCGCCCGGAGATGGCTGTCGGCCACGACCGGCGCGAGCCCTTCGACGGGCGTGGGCTCGTAGTCGTCGTCGACGAGCGACGCGCGCCGATTGACGACATGCCCGCGCACCTCGATCTCGCCGCCTTCCTCGCCCGGCTTCGCGAACCAGCGCTCGTACCGGCCCGCCGGCCGCCGTTTGGTCGTTGCCATCGGTCGTCTCCTCTAGGGGGTGTCCATCAGGGTACCGGGTCCGCGAGCCCGGCAGCGATCAATGCGGCCCCGAGGCTCTCCGGTATGCCACCCGGCTCCACGATGGACCACACCTCGGCGACGATCCGCGTGAACGAGCGCACCGGGTCGCCGGCCCGCGTGCGATGCGTGAGCAGCAGCAACGGCTTATCGACGGTGTGGGCCGCCGTGAACGCCTTCGCATCGAGCGCGCGCTGGAGCACCACGCCCGTCGTGCCGACCAGCTCCGGCGTGTTGATGCCGGCGAGGCGGAGCTGCTGGCTGCTGTACGTCCAGAAGCCGAGGTCGACGAGCGCCTCGATCGTATCGCCGTCGAGCGCGCGCACGCCGATGGCGCGGAGGTAGCCGTCGCGGGCGGCCGCCTCGTAGCTGTAGGGGTGCTGCTCGAATAGCGTCATATCTCGTCGCTGAAGCGCTGGGTCGGCTTCACGCGCCCCTTCGCCTTCTTGGTGCGCTTCCCCTCGGCGCGCTTCGCGGCAGCGTGGGCGATCGCGAACGCCTTGCTCTCGTCGCCGTCGTTGTCCGCGTATGCGTTGTTGAACGCCTGCTGCGCCGCCTTCTGTCCGTGGCTGCTGTACTTCTTGAACTGCGCCGGCAGCTCACTTGTCGACTTGTACGGCATGGCCGACCTCCGCGAAGAACGTGGTAATGGCATCGCGCAGGACGCGGGCGTTCTGCACGTTGGTCTGATCCGCCGCGAGGATGCCGAGCTGCACCCCGGCGTCGAGGATCATAACGACCGCACGGAGCTGCTTGGAGCGCAGATCCTGTGCGCCCGGGCCGCCGTGCTTCGAGAGATCCACGAGCTGCGCCATTTATCGCGACCTCCAGAGCCGCCACACGGGATAGAGCCACCACGGCATCACGAGCGTGAGGTTCGCCCACGGGTCGCGCACCGCGCACCAGCCGAACGGCACCGTGAGCCCGTAGCGCTCGCGCACGATGTCCGTCCGCACGGCGATGAACCCGCCCCAGCGCCGCCAGCTCGGCCAGTACACCCGCCACGGCAACGACGCTAGCGTGGCGCGCAGCCGCGCCCGCGCCGCCTGCCGCACGAACGGCTGCATGGCCTCGGCGATGAATGCATCGAGCACTGCGTCGAACTCCCGCATGAGCTACCCACCTCCGCGATCTGAGCGTGCGACGAGCGAAGGACCAATTCAACGCTCGCTATACACTAGCGACCACCTCGACCCCTTCCGTCCGTTCTCCCCGATCACGGGTAGACTGCAAACACCGTCGCGTTCCCCGGCTTGAGCGCGGTTGCCCGGCCCGTGCGGAACGTGACGTACACGACCGAGGTGTCGCTGCTGAACCAACGAATCGTCGCCATCTTGGTCACCTCGCGGACCTTACCGAAGCCACACTGGATCGCCCGCAGGTAAATCGACTGCTTGAGCGAGAGCTGGTAGTTGGTCGGCACCACGATGACGGTGTCCTTGAACGCCGCGAGCGAGGTGCTCCCCGGCGGGCAGTAGTGCGCGAGCGAGTCGACGACCTGCGCCCGCAGCGGCCCCGCCCACACGAGCAGGATGATGACCACGAGCAGGCCGATCGCGCAGCGGAGCACGCGCTCACGGGCCGGGGGCGACAACGGGAGGGGAAGGCGCACGTTAGGCTTCCTCGTCGGTGAAGGTGTAGAGCACGAGCCAGTGCGACGGGTTGCCGCACGAGCAGGGCGTGCTCACGCGCGGCATCGTCTCGCGCGTGAACTCCGCGCCGAAGCCGCACGGCATGAGGACGAGCTGCGGGTAGTCGAGCACATCGAGCGTCGTGTCGAGCTGCCCGCGTGGTCCGTTGATGGCGAGCCCGATGTAGAGCGCGGTGGTCTCGTCGACGCCGCCGAAGTAGGCCGGGTCGATGCGGTGGTACTCTTGGCCCTGCGGCTCGTCGTCGCTCATTCGGGCTCGCGCTCCTCGACCGGCTGAAGGGTGCCGGGGCAGGGCTCGGTCGTGCCCGGCTCCGGAGGCGGATGGTTCGGTTGCTGCCGCACGAGGCGCGTGCCGCCGCAGCGCTGGTCTGTCGCGTCGTACTTGAGCACGTCGGGGTAGTGCTGCTCGCGGCCGCAGCCGTTGCACTTGTACATCACGGGATCACCGGAGGTGGAGTCAGCTCGATCGCCGAGCAGGCTTCGCCCTGTGCCTGCACCAGCCGGTCGGCGACATCGAACGGGAGCCACGCGCGGCCGCCCTCGGAGCCGGCCCACTCGCGCCCCCACGAGTTGACGATACGGAACGCCCAGCGCTTTTGCGAGAAGCCCACGACGAGATACGCATGGCCGCCGGCCACGGTGCCCTTGTCGTGCAGGTACGCCCGCGCATCGGGCACGAACATCTCCTCATACCAGTCCGTGCCGAACACGAGCGGCCCGCGCGTGAGCACCCACTGCCGGCAGGTCTCCGCGTCGAACGCCCAGCGGAACTCGCCGACGCGGTGGCGGTCGACGAGCGCCTTGACGCCGCCGCGCACCGAGGTGCCGTCGTAGCCCGTGCCCGGCCACTCGTCGCGCTCCTGCGCCTCGGTGTAGAGCTGGTGCACGAAGGCGACGCCGCCGAGGGCGGAGAGCGTGTCCTTGAGCGGCGCGGCCATCAGGAACCCGGTCCATGCGTTCGCGACGCACTCGGAGGTCTGCCCCTGATTGAGCACGACGCCGGCCGACCAGTAGCGCGTGAGCACCACCGGCGGGGGCGTGATGGCCCGCAGCAGGTAGCGATGGTCGTTCGCGTCGGGCGAGGCTTTGCGCCCGAGCCCGTGCTTCTGGATCGCGGCGTCGATTCGCTTCAGACGGGACAGGCTCATTCGTCGTCTCCTCGTTCCTCGGTGGCCGGCACGTACGGCGGAGCCTTCTGCGGGCTGAGATCAAACAGCGGCTTGGGGCGCGCGTCCGTCTTCGCGCGGCAGGTCGGGCACTGCTCGCCCCGATGCGCGACCGCCGTCCCGCACGAGATGCAGCACGGCTGCGTCGTGATCGTCGGCACCTCGCCCTGCGCCGGCACCAGCTCGGGCGCGAACTTCCGCACCGCTGCCGCGAGGAGCTGGACCTCCCGAGGCGTCACCCCTCGGCCGTGCGTTCTTTCCACACGCAGCACCGCCGCGCGCACTTTTGTGAGATCGACCTCGATGGGCTCGATGACGGCGAGCCGGTCGGCGGGATCAGGCAGTGTGGGATCGGAAGGTCCGGTCATAGATCGCTCGGGTGACGATGGTTTCGCTGCAATGGTTCGACTCCGGCAGCTCGTAGTCGGGCGGGAGAATGAGATCCCCGTGGAACGTGCAGTGCGAGAAGAATGGCGCGGTGTTCAGCACCTCGGTCGGGCCGATGAAGTTGCAGTGCGCGAACGTGAGCGGACCGGCGATCGACAGCGGGCCGATGAACGTTAGTTCCGCGAGGAGCGAGGGCGGCCCTTTGGCCGGCATGAGGGTGACGGTCACTGGCCGCCACCGTTCCCACGGACGTCGCGCCGCATCCGGCGACGGGCAAGGATCTGCTGCTCCAGCGTGGGCGGGGCAGGCGGCGGCTCCGGCGGCGGCTCCTCGCCCGGGTGCGTGCCGTTCCCGATGCCCTTCATGGGGTCTTCGTCGACCTCGACGACCTCGTGCCCTTCCGGCACCGTCGCGCCAGTGGTCTCCGAAAACTCGGGTGGAGAGCCGTTCCCTGACGCCAGTATCCCGCCACTCGACCGGAGCTGCTCGTTCCGCTCCTGCACCGCCACCAGCTCCAGCTCCCCGAGCGCGAAGACGCCGGGTAGCTCGTCCATGCCCGTCTCGTCGTGCTTGTTGTGGCCCATGCCGACGTCGATCAGCGTCGCGATCGCGTTCACCTGCACCGAGGCGGGCGCGGGGACGGTGACGACATTGCCGGCCATCGTGGGTACGTCGAACTTCTGCACGCCCATGCCGATGTCGTAGAGCCTCGGGATCACTTCGGGCAGCAGCTCGGAGCGTACCCAATCGCGCACCAGCTTCGTCGGGACGACCGAGAACGCCTCCTCGGGCGCAGCGATCAGCGGCTTCCGCGCCGTGCGCCGCATGGCGAGCGCTTCGCTCTGCGCCGCCTCGGCCTTGGCGTACGCATCCTCGGCCACCTCCTGCGCGCGGCTCACACCCTGCTCGATCTCCCGCATCCGCTGCGCGAGCCAGTTGCGCGCCTCCTCCTTCATGCCGGGATGCTCCAGATCCGATTCAGCTCGTCGCGGAGCTGGCCGAGCATCTCGTCCCGCGCCAACAGCCGGTCCGCCAGCTCCATCGTGTCGTACTGCTGCGGCGCGATGAAGCCCGAGACCGTGAGCGAGCCATCGGCCGCCACGCTGACGGTGACCGCGACCGGGGGTGGCTTCCAGCCCTCGACGTTGACCGGCTGGTCGCCGACAGTGAGGTCCATCGCCGACGTGCTCGATGCGTCGATCACCTTCACCTCGGTCGGATCTAACTGCGGCTCCCGCAACGGCTTAGCGTCAGGCGGGAGCTTGTGGTAATCGCGGTCAGCCATCGCATGTCTCCTCGAAACTGAAGACGGGGGGCGCAGGAGTGTCCGTTGTCTTCCCCGCGAGGTCGACTCCGACAAAACGGCACTCAGGGACCGTTGCCACCCCGGCATCTCCCCCCTAACGACTGCATAGTGCGTGGGGGCCGAAAATAGCGCAACACCACCTCACCCGAGCGTAGTCCCGTGCGGGACCAAAGAGCCAAGTGCCCGTGCCCGTGAGACTTACGCGGTACTTGACAGGACACGGTGTCCGGTGGTAGGATTCAGGCGGCCGGACGAAGCGGCCGATCGGCGGGAAACGGGCGGATGGCCCGGCGCGGCAAGGATGTGAGCCCCAACGCGACAGACGGTCGGTGCGAGCGAGCCGGTGGTGGGAAAGCGGTTATTTGACAATTCGACGCACCGACCTCGGGCACTTCCCCCCGAGCGAGAGCCCCGGAGCATCCCCGGGCGCGTCGTCGCATCTGTCAGTCCCGTTTCACACCTTGAGCGTGGAGGTACCCGATGGAACCCCGAAGCATTACCGACGTCGAGGAGGCGGCCGGTCGCGAGCACGTCGCGCCCACGCCGCCGAGCACGGTCGAAGCCTTCCTGACCGTGGCGTCGAGCATCCGCAGCCCGAACGGGCCGATCGAGCGCACGAGTCAGGTGGACCGCACCGCCACCAAGCGGGCCGAGATCCTGACGCACTCGCACGAGAGTAACGGCGGCACGATGGTCGGCTACACGCACTACCCCGATGGCACCGTCTCCCTCACGATCGGCCGAGGGGATCAGGTGCTCGCGGGCGTCTACATCCGCCCCGACGCGGACTCCGACGTCGTCTCCGGCGTGCGCTCGCCGGTCGAAGTGGACCTGCCCACGGGCGCAGTCGTGCGGTGGGCGAAGTGAAGCAGCGCATCCTTCGGCGCGTTATGACCGCGCAGCGCACCCGCATGACGCAGACCGAGAACGACGAGAAGCGGCAGACGTGGGTGCGGCTGCCGTTCTCCACCATCACCGGCGAGGTCGAGCTGCACATCGACATCGACGCCGTCGTCAACTACCTCGGCCAGAAAGCGCTCCTCTCGAAAGGCAAGCGCGCACGCGCCATGAGCGGCGACATCGAGGTGTGCGTCATCACCCGCAAGGAAACCAAGCTGTAACCCCGTACGAGGGCCACGCCCGCCCGTGGGCGTGGCCCTTCCAACCGCCTGTGAGAGTCCATGTCACTCCATCCGCTGTCAACCGCCATCGCCGGCCAGTTGATCGGCCGCGACCGTGAGGCGCAGCTCCTCACGCTCGCCCTGATCGCCCGCGAGCACGTCCTGCTCGTCGGCCCGCCGGGCACCGCGAAGTCTCTCCTCTGCCGCACCGCCGCCGCCGCGATCAGCGACGCGCGCTACTGCGAGCGGCTCCTCTCGCCCACCACCGCCCCCGAGGCCCTCTGGGGGCCGGTCTCGATCGCGGCGCTCCGCCAAGATCGGTACGAGCACATCACGGCCGGCTACGCGGCCGACGCGCACGTCCTGTATCTCGACGAGATCGGACGCGCCTCGGCGGCGATTCAAGACTCGCTGCTCCACCTGCTCGGCCCCGAACGGCAAGCGCTGATCGGGACGCAGCAGATCAAGACCCCGCTGGTCTCGGCGATCGCCTCGGCGAATACGTGGCCCGAAGACGCCGCGATGCTCGACCGCTGGACGCTCCGCGCCACGGTGAACTACCTCGGCGCTGGGCTCCGTCGCCAGCTCCTCACGTTCGCCCCGCCGGCCCTCGCGCCGGTGTGCACGCTCGCCGATCTCGACGTCGCCAATCAGCTCGCGGGCCGGAAGCAGTGGAGCCCGGCGGCGTACGAGACGCTCGACCTGATCCTCGCGGATCTCGACGAGGCCGGCATCTCGGTGTCCGATCGTCGCTTGCGCTCAGCGGACAAGATCGCCCGCGCCTCGGCCGTCATGCGTGGCGCGCCGATCGTCGAGCCGATCGACTTGGAGCCCCTCCAGTACGTCCTCTGGTCGGTGCCCGAGCAGGCCGCGCCGGCCGCGCAGAAAGTCGTCGCTCGCGCCAACCCACTCGGCGCGAAACTCGATGCCATCCTGATCGAGACCGACGAGCTGGTCCGGCACGCGACCGACGCGGCGACGCGGATGGACGCGATCACGAAGATCGACACGCTGGTCAAGGAAGCGCAGCAGCTCGCCGCCCAGCCGGGCGCGAACGGCCGCGCCGCGAAGACGGTCACCTACGTCAAGCAGGCGCACGTCCGCTTGCAGGCGACCGCGATGGGGCTCCCAGCCGCCAAGGTCGAGGCGATGCTGGCCGCGATGGCGTCATGAGCGGGTTGGGGAGTACACGGGCGTCAAGGAAGACGGAACAACCACCGCAGCCCTCGGGCAACGCGGGCGAGTTACGTGGACTTAACAGTTCCGGCCCATCCTCCCTAATCCTGCTTTCCTCACACTGGATCAGGCCCACATGAGCGACGATCTCAAGACCCTCCTCGGCGACGGTCAGGCGGCAGCGGGCGACGTGGCCCGCTTCACCGCTCCGGTCGAGGAGTCACCCACGGTGCTCGACACGGACCGCTGGACCAAGCGGGCCGGCGCGCGCCTCGCGGACACATGGACCGAGGCCGGCGTCGAGAGCGCCGACCCGCTCGTCGCGGCCGACGCGATCGAGACCCTGCTCTCGCCCAACCCCACACCGGCCGAGCGCCCCGCCGACGTCAACCGGGCGCAGTGGTGGCAGCAGTTGCTCGCCGCGCCCGAGTGCAACGCGCTCCGGGCGCGCACGATCGGCCAGCCGGCGCTCGCGGAGATCGCCTCGGGCGAGCTGGCGCAGCAGTGGAATGCGTACGTCGCCGAGCACCCCAAGCCGACCGACCCCGAGACCGAATCGGCACAGGACTCGATCGCCCGGATGCGGTCGACGCGCGAGGCGCTCAAGCAGGCGGCCGACGCGGCTGACGCGGCCGAGGCGATCGGCGCAGGGCTCGGGCTCGGCTCCGGGCTCGGGCTCGACGGCAACAAGCTGGCCGGCTACACGCGCCGGCTCCGGGCACAGCCGAACCTCGTGAACATTATGCGGCTCGCGGGGCGGTTCATCGCCAAGGCCCAGCGCCTCCAGCGCGAGCGCACGGACCTGCCCGGCATGGAGATTACCGGCATCGAGCTGTCCGGCGATCTCGCGCGGATGCTCCCGATCGAGGCCGGGCTGGTCGCTGGCGCGGTCCCTGAGCTGGAGTTGCTCGCGATGCACCGACTCGCCAATCGGCGCGCATTATCCTATCGACGGATCACGCGCAGCCCGGTGGCGATGGGGCCGATCGTCGTCTCGCTCGACGAGTCAGGCTCGATGACCGGTGAGAAGATCGAAGCCGCCAAAGGGCTCTGCCTTGCGATGGCCTCGATCGCCCGCGCGCAAAAGCGGCCGTTCGCGCTCTCCGCGTTCTCGGGCACCCCGGAGATCCGCGTCGTCGATCACACGGCGAGCCCCGACGCGATCATCGAGTGGCTCACCGCGTTCTACTCGGGCGGCACCTCGCTCGACGGGCCGCTCCACACGCTCCCGACGACGGCATGGCCGAAGGGGCCAGTCGGCGCGCGCGCGGATCACATCATCATCACCGACGACGACGTCGGCCTGCCTGACGAGTTACTCACGAGCTACCGCGCGTGGGCGAAGCAGATGCACGTCCGCACGTTCGGCATTGGCGTCGAGGTCCGCAAAGCCCCGACGCTCCAGCGCTTCTGTGACGCAGGCGTCTGGACCATCCCATCGCTCGACCTCAACCAACCGGGCCTCGATGTCATCCTGAGCATCGGACCCACCTCCACGGAGTCCCTGTGAACACACCCATCGGTTTCATCGTCTCGTGGTCCACCCCGGCCACCGTGCAGCTCGCCGACCTCCGCGCCGGCCTCACCCTCGCCGGACTGAAGCCCGACGAGTTCGCGCCGGATCTCCTGCCCCGCTCGATCGTCGCCCGCACCGCCGGCCACGTCGCGAAGCAGGGCAGCACGAAGGATACAAAGAAGCTGGCGCGCCCCGTCGCCACCAAGATCCGCCAGATCACCCGCGAGGACGGCAGCGGCACCGGCGTCACGCTCACCTACACACGCGAGGCCGGCATCGAGTACGACGACGCGACCGGCAAACTCACGACCGACGACCCGGCGCTCGCGCTCACGCTCGATGATAGCGCCAAGCTGATCGACTCGACCCGCACCGCCTCGGACGTCACCCGCGTGCTCCAGCGCGTGGTCTCGGGCGCGGGCTCCGACCTGATCCCGGTGCGCGAGCAGGGCGGGGCGTACTTCATTCCCGCCGGCTCCACCGTCATCGGGCAGATGGACGTGATCCTCGACGCGATCGGCGGCTCGCTCTCCAGCTTCGCCTGCACGATCGGGCACGGCACGGACGAGTCGATCGCCAACGTCATCACCGACTACATGCTCAAGCAGATCGGTGAGCTGAAGACCGCCGTCGCGGAACTGCACGAGAAGGGCATCCGCGCCGACGTCAAGAGCCGGCGCATCACCCGCGTGGCCGAGCTGCGCGACCGGGTCGGCGCGTACGCCACGCTCGTCGGCACGCAGGCGTCGATCCTGACGTCGGCGATCGACGAGGCCGAGGAGCTGTTGCTCCAGAAGCTGGGCGAGCGGATCGCTCAGCCCGAACTGCCGCTCGTCGCGGAGCCCGAGCCGGCGCTGCTGTAACATGGCCGCCGAGCGCTACTACCAAGCCCACGCCCCGCTCCTCGCCGAGCGGCTCGCGTGGGCGCGGGACCGCGTGCTCGATGCCGCCCGACGCCTCGCCACCGCGCCTGACGACCGACTGCTCGCCTTGTCGGTCGTTGGGCGCGTGCAGGAGTACGATGCCATCGCCGCCCTCCCCATCGAGGAGATCGACCGCCGCGCCAAGATCAGCCGGACGCAGCGGGCGTTACGTCGCCGTTCCCGTCCCACCTAACGACCACCACCATCACCGGAGTCTATCCACATGCCAATCGCTGTCGAGACCCTCACGATCGCCCGCATCGGCGGGCGCGAGTTCTACCTCCGCTTCGACGCCGCGCTGGAGAAGGACACGATCGTCGTCCGCGACCAGCTCACCCTCACCCGCCTCGGCGAAGCGCTGGAGGCGCACACGCCGGAGCCCGCGCCGGAGGCTGAGCCCACGAACGGTAAACGGCCGCAGGCGCGCGCCCACGGCTACTCGAAAGTCGGCTCGCTCGGCGCTAGCCGCGAGGAGCTGCGGACCGCCCTCGCCGAGCACGGCCAGCTCCTGCCGGCGCAGGAACGCACGGTCCTCACGCTCGCGTGCGAGGGGCGCGGGATCGGCGAGATCGCCAAGATGCTCAAGATGTCGTCCTCGGCGATCGCGGACGTCCGCCGCGCCGCCGCGCAGCGCCTCGGCTTCACGCCGAAGGCTTACCCGCAACTCGCGACGCGAGGCCGCACCGCCGGAGGGAACCATGCCTAACACCATTCAGACCGCAGGCTCCGCGCGGATCGACGGCGTCTTCGGATGCACGCGCGACTCTCATGTGTTTGCCGTGGCCGGCGAGGAGGACAACCCGGCGGTCGGGCAGCAGTGCCGGTGCGGAGAGCAGCGGTGGACCCCGCCCACCGCCCCGAGCGCGGAAGCGCAAGCCCTTCTGGCTCGTCTCATTGCCGAAGCTGCCGATGAGGATTCCATACTCAAGTTCGATCTCGCGAGCAACGCGCTCGCGGACTACATCGCTTCGCTGGAATCCCGTCTCGCCTCCCACCCCGACGACCGCAGCGACAGAGAACGGGAGATCGGGCCGGGTGCATGGCTGCGCCGCTGCTGCGCGAAGTTCGATCGGTTGCTCTCGCTCGATCACAAGCCCGCACGCGAGGCGAGCGAGGAGTACGACGAAGCCTATCACGTAGCCGTTCACGCACTGCGCGATCTGCGTCGCTTTGCCGATACGATCGCTCCGACGTGGGCCGCCGCCCGTCTCGCCTTTCCCGGAGAGGACCATGAGTGAGCGATGCCCAGACGCACTGCTGCCCGATGGAACGATTTGTCCACGGTGCGGCAACGAACGAGCGCCGAGTGGCGTTGACGGCGGTTCGTGGGTTCATGTCATGCGTTCGCCCCGCGCGGCCCCCGACACCGAGGGAGAGACGCCGGTTGTCGCTCGCAACCTTGCTCTGATGACAGAGCGGTACCACTTCTGGCTCGGCATCGCGAAAGGCGCGGCAGAAGAACTTGGCCTACCACCTGACGGCAAGGCTGAGGAGTTACGCCCAGCAATTGGCGAGATTCTCGCCACGGTCGCCCGCCTCGAAGCAGAGTTGGCGGAGAAACAAGCGGAATGGCTGAAGGATGGAGAGAACTTCGCCAAGGCCCGCGCCCGCCTCACCGCAGAACGGGACCGACTGCAAGAGAACTTTCGGCAGGCGGAGGCTTCACGTTCCACAAACGCGACGTTGCTTGATCGGGCGCTCAGCGAACGGGACCGACTGCGAGAGGCGCTGGGCCTGTCGGCCGGGGCATCGCTGGAGGAGATGCTGAAAAGAATCGAAGGAATGGAGCGTCGTTGATGACTGACCCCACCTACACCACAATGGGCCTCGCCTGCGTGACCGCTGCCGGCCTCGCGCGCCGCGAGGGCGAGGCCCAGACCGTCTGTCGCACCACCGAGGGCGGCGACGTGCGTTATCGCGTGATGCCCTCGAATCACTACGCCGTTCTCCGCGAGCACGCAGCGGCGGACGCCTTTCTGCCCCTCGCGTCCTTCCTGCCGAGCGGCGAGGTCGAGGTGTACCCGGCCGGCAAGGTCTACTTCGCCAATGGAACCCGTTAGGCACCGGAGGTGCCCAGCCATGTGCTTTCACTGTCACCAAATCTCGGCGGCCGTCATCACCAACCTGCTCGCGGCCGAGATGCCCCCGCTCCTCCCGTTTCTGGTGGACGGCATGGACGCGGAGCCCCAAGGCCATCACCGCCTACGGTACGGGCTCGCGCTCCTCTGCGCCGCGCTCCAGCCGGTCGGCGAAGACGCGACCCACGTTCTCCTCGCGCCGAACGCGGAGCTGATCGCCGACTTCCGGCAGAAGTTCACGGTCGACGAGACGGAGCGGATCGTCGCCATCGCCCACCGCATGGGCGAGCACCTGAGCGCGGTCGAGCAGTTCATCAGGAACGGCCTCCTCACCGGCGCGCACGATGCCGCCCTGCGCGCCTCAGCACCGGAGCAGAACTAGGATGCCCACCAACCCCGCCACCCGCCCCCGCGTGAAGCGCCGGATGCTCAAGGCCGGCACTCGCGCGTTCCTCGACGACGCGGCGCGCATCCGTGGCATCCACGAGAGCGGCTCGTTCGCCGTGCTCACCTTCCGGCTCGACCGGGATTGGACGCAGGTGGAGGCCGCCGAGTGGTACGGCTGCTCCGCCCGGACATGGCGTCGCTGGGAGAACGCCGAGGTCCAGATTCCGAGATCCGTCTTGAATCGCATCCGCGCGGCGCGTAGCTTGCGAGCACGGACTCCATCCTCCGGGTGATGGCCGGAGGGGAAGGTTGGCGAAACGGGACAGAGCGCCTCAGAGCTTCGGCTCTGGGGCGTTTCTGTCTAGGAGCCCCGCAGCGGCCTCAAAAGCAACGCCCCCTACTCCGACATGGAGCAGGGGGCGTTCGTCGTTTGGGCGCGACGCCGCGAGCGCGGCGGGGCATCTCAGACAAAGGGTGCGGAGAGATCCCTTGACGATAACTCTCCATCGGCGGCCCGAGTGCCATCGCCCAACCTAGCGGCATGGCGCTGCGGATGGCAGGCCAGTCGAAGCTTGGGGTCGTTGAGCGCGGGGTTGGGGAGGGGCGTGCCCATGCAGCAGAGCCGGTGACACAGCTCCCCCTCGGCCGCGCCGCAGCGGGGGCAGGAGACGGCGAGCGCGGCGCGCTCCCGGTCGGACATTTCAGGCATCAGGCCCTCACGGAGTAGCGGTCCCACGCGGTCACCTGCTGGCGACGCGCGCGATTGTGCCCATCGAGGTAGACATTGTCGTCGAGCCACTGCATCTCGGTCAGCTCCTCCTCCGGCCGCACGTCGCGGTACCATGCCTTGGGCCGCCCGTCGTCGCCGGACGACCAGCGGTAGCCGCGCGCCTTGAGCTGGTCCTTGAAGTGGAACGGCGAGTTGAGTGCCCAGATCCGGATGGTCGTCTCCCGGGCACGTTCGAGCAGGTGCGCGAACGCCGGCCGGCCATCGAGCGTCGCCATCGCCAGCAGGTGCACGGCCGCGAGCGCGTCGTCCATCGCCCGATGCGGCGTGTAGAACAGATCGCACACGTCGGCGAGCAGGACGCGGAGCTTGTGGCTGTCGAAGCCGTGCGCGCGCCACGGCACGTCCCGGTAGGAGCAGCCCCACGGCTTTGCGACGTGCTGCGGGAAGCGCCGCTCCCACATCTTGCGGTCGAAGTCCGCGTTATGGGCGATCAGGAGCGCCGCCCCGCGCACGAGCGAGGAGACGACCCCGCTGTCGATCGTCCGGCCGGCAATGTCCGCGTCGCGGATGCCGGTCTTCTCGGTGATCTCGGCCGGCAGCTTCCGCCCCGGGTCTTCATAGCTCGCGTATGTGTCGAGCACGTCGATGATCTCCCCCGTCGCCGGGGCGAAGCTGAAACGCACGACCGACAGCTCGATGATCTGGTCCGTCAGGGTATCGAGCCCCGTGGTCTCGACGTCGATGAAGCAGGCGATGGCCGGCGGGGTCAGCCCGGCGGCGTTGTAGTTCGGGTACGGCTGGAAGCGCTGGAGCACGCGGAAGTCCGGGTGCGCCTTGAGGAGTTGGACCGCCTCGCGAAGTGCGGCGTCGGTGTGGTTAGGCATCAGTACGAGTCCGGGCTCAGGAGCAGGACGCATTCGTAGCGCCACCGGTCGAGGCGTGCGGTCTGGCCGGCCACGCCTAACGTATTCGGGCCGAGCGGACGGAGGCTCGGCCGGTTCATGGGGAGCGCGAGGTACCCGACGAGCACGTCGACGCCCTGCTGCGCGCTCCGGACCACGGCCACGAGATGGCCCATGTGTTCCAGATTGCGTCGCATCGTCTCCTGCCCCGACTGCACGCGCCCGTCCGGGCGTTTCACTTCGAGGTACAGGCTCAAGAACGGCCCGCGCATGATCGGGAGGTGGAGGTCTGGCATCCCGGGCAGGAGCCCCATCGCCTTCGCCCGGCCGCGCGCCGCCTTGGAGCGCTGGCCGCCCTTGTTGGGGTTGATCGCGTAGAGGAGGTGCAGCTCAGGAAACTTGGCCTGCAATCCCGAGGTGAGCGTGCGCGGCCCGCCGGGCAAGGCCGGGCCGACGCACGCTTCGAGGATCGCGGATTGAATGCTCGCCTCGTCGGGGCCGAGCGAGCGCTTGCGGCCGCCCTTAGTGAGCAGCGGAGAGTTGGGGCCGAGTCGAACGGTCATGTCGGATCTCCGTTCACCCACCAGTCCACCGATCGCCCGGAAAACTTGGCGAGCTGCTGGAGGAGGGCGATGCTGGGTTTGGCCCGGCCGGTCGCCGGCAGCCAGAGTCGGTTGTGTGTGCAGCCGATCGCCCGGCTGGCCGCGAGGATGTTGCCGTCGAAGCGCTCGTTGATGAACGCCGCGATCCGTCGCGCGATCGGGTCGTGCTGCGCCCGGACCGCGAGCCTAGTCGGTGCTGGCATGGGTCTCCCGCCTGACGAGGTTGATCACTTTGCCAAAGACAACCGCATCGCGGAACTGGCCCGCCGGCAACTCGACATCCCGCTCCGCCTCCAGTCGCAGCTCGGCATACCGATCGGGGTGCGCGGCGGCGAAGGCGTTCACGGCGATCTCTGCCTCCTCCACCTCGCGCTGCGCGATGCGTTGATACTCACCGGCCTCGACGATCCCCTGCTCCTCCCGCCGCCGCGCCGCGTTCCCCCGCTGCCGCTGCTCGATCTCCGGCGCTTTCCGCAGGAAGCCGGCAAACAGCATCGGCTTGAACTGCTCCTCCCCCGTGGCGTTGTACTCCTGCACCGCGAGCCCCACCTCGCGCGGCGTCCGCACCGGCACGTCCATGCCGACGAGGTGCCGGCGGAGCACGCCCATCACCGACAGCGGGTTCCGGGTCGAGCGCAACAGCCCGGTCACGTCGGCGAGGTAGGGGTTGAAATCGAACTCGGTCACGAAGTGCAAGACAGCGAGCTGAAGATCAGCCCGCAGCTCTTTCACTTCAGAGTTCTGTAGTTCTTCAGAACTAGAACTACCAGAAGAAGAAGCAGATGCAGATGCAGAATGCGTAACGTTACGGGGCGTTACGCGTAACGCCGGATCTTCGGTGTCTCTTTGGCGCTCACGCATCCGGCGCATCCGCTCGGCAGCCGAGTGATCCTTCATGCGGTAGCGCCAGTAATTGAGCACGATGAAGCCACCATCGACCCGCACCATCCGCCGGCCCTCGAAGTCCGAGGAGCGGCTGTCAAGGTCGGGCTCGCTCAGCGCCTTGAGCGCGGCCGCGCCCGCCTCCTTCGAACAGCCATCGGCGCGGACGATCGCCCCGCCCGACGCGCGGACGAAGCCGTAGTTGCCCGGCGGGACGACGAACCCGGTCGGCTCCATCGTCTTGAGATCGAGCGCCTCGGCCGGCCGTGACAGCTCGTACGGGTCCGCCATGACGAGCGCCGTGATGAACAGCGAGCGCACATCGCGGTCGAGCCAGAGCGAGGAGTCGATGATCCCGCAGTCCAACTTCACGAATGGCATCAGAGTAACCCTCGTAATTCGATGATGGCCTTATCGAGTCGCCCGAGCGGCGAGTCGGTCGGGGGGTTGCCGGTGGCTGCGATCTCCAGCGCCACCGCGATCTCCAGCTCCTGACAAATCGGTTCGAGCATACGCCTCCACTCGAACTCAGCGGACGCCTCACCTTCCTCGAAGCCCTTCTCCTCTCGATCCTCGACGATCTCGCTGCACCAGAGGCCGCGTATGATCGTCTGCTGCTGGCGCGCCGAGAGCGCCTCGACGAATTGCTCGAACGCCAGCACGTCGGCGACCGAGGCTTCACTGAGCGCGGCGTCGATCCGCGCGCGGCAGGCGTCGCACATTATTTCGCGAGCCCCCAGACGATGCACGAGCGCCCGTCGACCACGACCCGGCGGCCCGTGTCCCAGAGCGGGGAGCGCAAGCCCTCGATACGCAGCCGATCCCGCGCGCGGTCCATGAGATCCCGGCCTCGGTCGTCCCAACTGAGTGCCCGGCCGAGGCGCTTCTGCAATTCGTAATTCGTGTCGTAGGTCTGGACCAGTTCCTGAACGAGCTGCTCCAGCCGCTCCATGTTCGGCTTCGCCAGCTCGCTGCGCCGCGAGCGGATGCCTGACGACGACATGAGCCGCACGCCAGCGGCGCGCTCGGCGTCGTGCAGATAGGCTTCGAGCTGCTTGTCGTGCATGTCCCCGTACAGGCGGAACATCTGGAGGATGCGCGCCTGACTGGCGCGGAGGTTGGTGACGTCGAGGGCGGCCTGCTGGCTGGTCGCGGGATCGGTGCGGCGCGCGTGCGCGCTAAGCTCCAGTTGGTCCGGGGTCGTGCCCTTGGTCTTTGGCATCGTGATGGGTGTGATGGTTGATGGCGACTTGCACGGACTCGGTGAGGGCATCGAGGAACGCGACCAGTGCCACGGCCGCGCTCTCGTTCCGCAGAACGCCGACGAGCGCTTCCTCTGGCGACTTCTGCGGGTAGAACAGCGTGAGCGCGAACCGGCCATTGACCAGCCGGCTCTTGCCCACGCGAAGCTGGATGCCGTCGCCCACGGCATAGGCGTACGTCACGCCCTGCTCCAGCCGTTCGCGCCGCTCGGTCATCGCGCCCCGCGCGTCCGCTTGCCCGTGGCCTTGGGCTTCGGCGCGTTGAGCATCGCGTAGTAGGCGTGCAGCGCTTCGAGGTACCCGATGAACGCGGCGCGCGGCACCTCGATCAACTGCGCGCAGGAGTTGCACTGGAGCAGGTCGCCGAACATGGTGGACCACTGCCACTTCTTCGCGTTCCCGCACTGTGGGCACGAGGCCGGCACGGCCGCGAGCCGGAGGTAGTTGGCCGGCCGCTGCGGCTCCTCGACCAACGCCAGCTTTTCCTGCGCCCGGTGCCACGCCTCGTCAGCGAGCTGGCGCTTTGTCTTTCGCTGTGCCATGAGCCCTCCTCGCGCGCTGGAGTGACCTGAGAAACGCCACGAACTTCGTCCGATCGTCGATGTGGACACGAATCGCGCCCGAACGGAAATGCGCGAGTCGCCGCTCGTGCTCGTCAGGGTGGTGATCGGCGATGACCTGATACGCGGCCGCGACCTTCTCCATGTGCTCGATCTCCGCCTCGGTGAGCACAAGGGTCTCGGCCACCTCACTGTCGGGGATGTGCGCGTTCTCCCGCAGGGTACCGACGTCGACCACTGAGGGCCACTCACGCTTGTTAGGCATAGGGGCACTCGCCCTTGTGCGCCTCGCCCGGCCTTGCGCCGCACGCTTCGCACTGCTTCCCCACACCCAGCTTCTCGCGGAGTGCGTCCGAGCGCTCCTGCGTGCGCTCGATGACCGTGGCCTCGACCTCCTCCGCCGTGTCGAGCAGCGGCGTCGGCTCGTTGATGCGCCCCGTCTCGAAGCGGTTATCCAGCTCCACGGCTGCGCGAAACTCGGGCGAGAGGTCGTAACGCTTCGTCGCTCGCTTCACGACGGTCTTAATCGCCATGTCCGCCCACCACTGCACCCACGGGCCGTCATCCTTGGCCGACGACACCTGCCGGATCTCCTCCACCTCGTCGCGTGTCATCCAGTGCGGATCGCGGAACCCCGAGGGCGTGATGACGATGGCGTAGACGTGTGTGATGTTCTCATCGACCTGCCCCTTCCGGTTGAGGTCGGGCTCGTGCACGATCCGCAGCTCGCTGCCGAGCTGCACGCTGAAGCGGTCGCCGGTGTAGACCGGGTGCGCCGGGATGGCGATGACCGTCTTCGAGCGCTGCGCGAGGGCGACCAGCCCGCGCACCATCGGCATGAGCACGCACTTTTTCTTGCGCGGCACGAGCGCCGCCTCGCCGGTGGGGCCGCCGACCATGAGCCCGAGCGAAGCGGCCTGCATCACCGACTGCACGATCGACAGCTTGTCGCACTGCTGGAGCGCCGGGGTCATGGAGACCTGCAAGAGCGCCGCGCGAATGAGCTGCGGTGCTTCGATCGGCCCGCGCATCGCCTGCGCGATCGAGGACTCGGCCTTCGCCAGAATCTTCGTCAGCGGGGCATCCTGCTGGAACAGTGCGACGACGCCCGTACGGACCTCGGGAGAGAGTTGAACGCCCATGTCAGTCGCCTCCCGTGAAGTACGGACGCAGCGACGTGAACGGCTTGCCCTGCTTCTCGAACTTGGCGAGGTCGAGATGGCACTTACCGACCGTGGCGACAACCTCCTCGATCTGCTCGGGCAGCGCGAGCGGCGCAAGCCGATGCAGTGCCGGGATCAGCTCAGCCCAGACGCTCGTACGATCGAGCGGCCGGTTCGCAGCGAGCGCTTTCTTGTCGAACGTGGTGCGCCCCTCGTTGAGCCGCAGGTACGCGCGATAGCCCGGGCCGGTGTAGCAGTTCGGCTCCTCGTTCACGAGCGCGAGGATGCGTTCCTTCGCCGTCTCCTCGATCTGCGCGGCCTCTTTGCTCAGCGTCTTCGCCTCGCGCAGCAGTCGCATTGCTTCGACGAACTCGGGGTCGTCGCGCCGCACGGCCGTGCCGCCCTGCGCTTCGATCGTCAGGCGCTCCGTGTCGTCGTCGGTCGGTGAAGGCGGCACGCGCGGGATGACGTGGTTGTACCAGAACTCCGTCGCCTTCTCGACCATCTTCTCGAACATCGGGTAATCCGCCGAGAGCGTCCAGTGGAGCCCGTCCCACTGGTCGGCGCAGAAGATGATCCACACCCCGAACTCTTTGCCGGAGAGCCCGAGGTACCACTGCATCTGCGCGACGTAGTCCGGGCGCAGCCCCTCGCGCTTGAGCTTGGACCATGCACCTAACGACGGGCATTTGATCTCCGCCATCGCGTCGCGACCAACCAGCTCGCGGTCCATGTGACCGCCGATGAACTCGTGCTGCGGGTGGCGGAGGAACTTGTTCGAGCGGCGGAGCTTGATGCTGGTCTCTTTCGCGTACCACTCAGCCGCCACGCTTTCGAGCGCGATCCCGCGCTTCGTGTGCGGGTTGTCGGCCGCCGGCTCGTCGAGCCCCACTTTCTCGCGGTAGAGCTGGAGCGGCGTCTTGTACGGGTTGACGCCGAGCAGCGCGCCGATGTCGGACCCGCCGATGTACTGCGTGCGGGCAGGCCCGGGGAACGTGAGCACGTTCGTCATACGGTTCTCCATGTGATGGAAACGTGGAACGGGACGCCGTAAGATGGGGGCCGGGCGGCCCCCATGCAAGGCGATCTCGCCCCCTCCTTACGCCCCCGTGTCGGTGCCGAGGATACGCTCGGCGAGGAAGTGCACCTCGGGGCTGTCCCAATAGAGCGTCTTGGTGAAGAACGCCACGCGGAACGTGACGATCTTCTCGTGCCCCTTCGCGTGAATCCACGACCAGATCAGCGGGGCGACCACCTTGAGGTCGACCGAGGGCAGCGCCGCCCCCAGCTTGCGGTGCCCCGAGTAGCTGGGGGCGCTGACCTGCTCGATGGCCGAAGGTTCACCGATCCCGTATTTCCGCATGACAGCCTCCCGAATGAGTGAGGGCTACCGGGTGGTAGCCTTGGCGCGTTTACGCCGTTTACGGGCCACGCCCGTGCGCTGGCGGCCGGTCCAGCCGGCGCGCGCCAACACGACCGCGCAGCCACCGAGCGCGTCCGTCGTCGCGACGTCGCGGTCGAAGTCGTGGTTGGGGTCGGTCCCCTGCTGGAGACAGAAGCCCCGGACCGCCGGCACCCAGCGCTCACGGATGTTGTACGCGCCCCAATAGCGAGTGAAGCGCAGGTCGTGGTAGAGCTGCTTCGCCGTCAGCCCCGGATCGAAGCCGACGTAGAGCAGCGGCATGAAGCCCGCGCTCGCGACGACCGAGTGCCAGTTGTTGCAGTACGCGATGACCTCGCGCGCGGGCGTCCCGACCTTCACGCCTTCGAGGTCGAGCGTCACCATCGTACCCGGCGGCAGGAGGAGCGTCGTCGTTTCGTCCGCCGCGATCGTGCCGTACTTGACGCCGAGCGCGGCGCTCGGCACCCAGCCCTCCGGCGCGACGTGCTGGACGACGATCAGCCCGAGCCCCGCGTTCAAGATCGTGTCGACCTCGCTCCGCGTGAGGTCGTAGTCGTGACGCTGCTCGCGCCGCACGTAGCGCGCGCAGAAGGTCTCGCCCTTCGCCCGGCGCTGCCGTGCGATCTCGGGCGTGACGTGGAAGTTGCAATCGAAGCCGCGCGCGCCGGAGGGCACGCAGTAGAGATGGGCGTCCTGCATCAGTCACCTCTCGGGGGACGGGGCGGCACGTCCGGCCATTTGTGGCGGGGCACCGGGGGCGGCGCGGTATCGGGTGGCGGATCGCTCGCGCGCCGGCCGCCGACGTAGCGCGCGCGGAGGTACTCCCCGAACAATCGCACGACCGTGAGGGGCGCGAGCGTCTGGATCAGCACCAAGCCGCCTAACGTGATGACGCTGGCGAGGCCGAGGAACTTGACGCGGATGCCCTCGACGTTGGTCCATGTGCGCCACAGCTCCGCCGCGAGCGCCGCGAAACCGAACAGGGTAGCGATGACGCCGAAGAACAGGATGATTTTCTGCCGCGTCTTAAAGAGCCCATTGTCTGTCATCCCCTCCCCCCACGCGCGTTAGGGTGGCGTAACTTGCGTGTCCATCGCCCGGCGCACGACGTCGGCCGGCGGTGGCCCCATCCGATCGCTGAAGTGCGAGAGCGCGGACGAGACGCGGTGCAGGTACGTGTCCACGATCTCCTTCGCGTGCTCGGGATTCTTGTTGGCGATCATCGCCTGATTGAACTCCCGCTTCATCGCGGTGAGGTCATCCTCTAATTGATACACGGCGCGCTGGACCTGTGCTCCCGGCCGCGTGAACCGGGGCCGCATTCCCGTGGGGCCTAACACGTCGTTCTTGAACTTGTCCCAATCGCGGTTGTTGATGTCGGTCTGCAAGCGCTCCCGGTGGAAGGCGAGCATCGAGGGCGCGGCCACCTCGGCCGCTTGGTGCAGAAGCCCCGCGATGTTCTCGCCTAACGGGTAGTCTTTCTTGACGACCGGCTTGCCGCTGAACGGATCGGCGTTCGCCACGGCCCGCGCGCCGATGTCGAGCAGCGGACCGCTCGGCTGGAGGAATGCCGGGAACTGATCCGAGATCGCCCCGCCCGTGGTGCCCGGGGGCGCGGAGGACGTCATCGAGGAGAGCGGCGTCCAGCGCGCCATGTCGGCGTTCGCCTTCTCGCCCCGCTCGTTCATGAACGGGAGCTGGGTGAAGCCGGGGAGGAAGTAGCCGAAGTTGTCGCGGCGGTCCTGCGGCGCGATGTCGCGCTCCTCGACCGGCCCGACCTGCTTGCGCGCGTAGAGATCGAGCGCGGCGAACGCGCCCATCAGCGTCGCGTAGCGCCACGGGTGGTCGATCATCTGGGACGCGAAGCGCGGCACTGCCCGCAGCGGGTAGAGGAAGAACGGTGAGACCGTGCGGCGGATCATCTGCGTGGCCGGCGACTGCGGCGCGGCCATGTCGCCTAACGCGCGCTTGGCGTTGACGGCCGCCGCGTCCTTGGGCATCCCCTCCGCGACCTGCTTCATGTACAGCGCGATGCGAAACAGGTTGTCCTCGTTCGCGTAACCGCGCCGGATGAACGCCCGGACGCGCGGATTGAGCGCCGCCCCGGCCAGCCCGCCTAACGTCGCCCCGAGCGCGGCGTCTTCCGGGTTCTCGTTGTCGGCGAGGAGCCCCGCGCCCACGGCCGCGCCAACCGCTGCGCGCGTGGCCGTCCCGCGCCGCTTGCGCGCGGCGACCGACTGCTCGGTGATGCCGCGCTCGCGGAGGACGCGCTGCGTCTCGGGGCGCGTCGTCTGGAGCAGCTCGCCTAACCCCTCCTCGCTCCGCTGGGCGCGCGGGTTCCGCACCTCGTTCGGGCTGAACGTCGCCGAGGCTTCGAGCACGCCGGTCTCGGAGAGGTGCCGGGTCGCCGGCCCGTACGCCTTGAGATCGGAGAGCGCGCGCTTGAGCCACAGCGGCTGCTCGAACAGGTGCATCCCCTCCATGTGCGCGAAGGCGACGTTCGAGGCGACGTTGCCGACCGAGGTGCCGACGTTGAAGATCGTCTTCGCCTGCTTCCAGAAGTTGAGGAACTGATCCCACTTCCCCGGATCGAAGGCCGGCGCGATCTCGTTGTACACCGCCCGCGTGACCGGCATCCCGCGCAGCACGCCGTAGCTCCGCGTGTCGGGCAGCGTCCGCCACTCGCCGCCCTTGGCCTTGAAGCGGTCGCTCAGCTCTTTGAGCTTGACGAAGGAGTCGTCCATCAACGCCTTCGCCGCGTCGCGGTCGGCGGTCGTCTTCGCCGCCTTGTAGAGCGAGCGCGCGGCGAGGAAGTTGGACAGCTCACTGTCGTACCCCGGGTGTACCGTACCGGGTTGCGCCCGAAGCTGCTCGTGCAGCTTGGCCGCCGCGACGTCGTGCCACCCTTGGTCGAACGTCGCCGACGCCCGGTAGCCCGCCTCACGGATCTCGCCGAGCGTGACCCGCTGCTGCTGCTGGACGAGCTGCGCCTCGGTGAGCGCGTCCTCGGCGTCCTTGACCCGCGCCGGATCGCCGGACGCTCGCGCGTCGGCCAGCTCCACCTCGGCCGCGCGAATGGGCTCGTCGAGCACGCGACTCTTGGTGGCCGCCCCGATCGTCTTCCCCTGCGTCACGCCACCGGCCCGGTGGTCGGCCACCGCGTCGAGCGCGTCGAACTGCGCGTACTTGCGCTTGAGGTACCCGGGGATCGCCTGCGTCGGTTCGAGGACGCCGTGCTGCACCTTGGCGTCGGTCAGCTTCCGCACCTCGCGCTCGATGCCGGCAGCGACCGTAAGGACGTCCTGCATCTGCTGCGGGGTGAACTGGTTCGGGTCTTCCCACTGCTCGTTCTCGATCACGTCGGAGACGGCCCGGTTCCCCGCCGGGCCGAGGCGCTCGGCGGCGCGGCCGTGTTCGAGCGCGACCGAGCGGCCGTACGCCTGCGTCTGTCGGTACTGCTCCAACGCCTGCTTCGCTTCGGGGGAGAGGAGCGCGCCGGGGTTGAAGAACTCGACCATCCGCTTCCCCGCCTCGGTCCGCGTGAGAAGGTTGAGCACGCCGCCGCCGAAGACGTCCTTCGCCGCCTTGAGCCGGTGGCTCCCGATCATCGAGAGCGCACCGAGGGCGATGGTGGGCTTGGACGCCCGCTTGATGTTCTCGTTGTCCGACTCGCCCATGACCGCGCCGACGCCCATGAGCGCCGCCGCCGCCGGGTAGCGCGAGAGTTGGCGCAGCGCCGGGCCGATCGGGTTGGCATGGAGGAGGAGCCCCGGCGGGAGATCCTTCGGCAGCTCCGCCTTGGCGATGGCGTCGGAGACGATCTTTGCCTCCTCGGCCGTGGCCGGCGGCTCCTGTGCCTTGAGCTTCGAGAGCGCCGCGTCGAACTCGGCGTTGGTCGCCTCCTGCCCCGCGACCTCCGCCTCGGTCGCCCCGTGGTAGCGGCTGGCCCGGCGCTCCTGTAGGAGCCCGAGCGAGCGGAGGTCGTCCTTCCGCTGGTTGAGGAGCTGATCCGCCTGCTCGTAGGTGTCGGCCGCCATGCCGTGGAGCTGGGTCTCGATCCCCGAGACCGTGTGCTTCGAGTGCTTCTCGACGGCGTCGATGAACTCCTGCGCTCGTTCCTTCGGGACCGCGACCGCGAACTCGTCGCCACCCGGCCGGAACGCGCGGAGGTCGACGCCCGTCTCCTTCGCCGCAGCGGCGATGGCGTGGCCGAAGCGCTGGATCGCCTTGTCCCCGGCATCGTGGCCGGCGACGTCGTTGACCCGCTTGAACTGCGCGGCGTCGAACGCCGCCCACGCCATGCTCGGGTCCGCGTCGATGACCGAGCGCGCCTCGGTGAACGCCCGCTTGTTCGCGAGCCCGCTCAGGTCGTCGCGCATGATCGCCGTCCCCAGCTCGCGGTTCTCCTTCACAAGCCGCCGCATCCGCTTGCTGGTGAGGAGCGTCGCGAGCGCCGCCCCCGCGACGAGGCCACCCGCCAAGGTGCCGTAGAGCGAGCGCGAGGCCGGCGCACCCTCAGTGCCTTGCGCCTTCGCCTCCTCGGCGGAGAGCCCGGTCATCGCCATCGCACTCAGGATCGGGAGCCCAGCCTTGCGGATCGCCGAGCGCATCGCGGGCGTTAGCTCGACATGCCAGTGGCCGTAGCCTTGGATGAAGACACGATCCACGGGCACGTTCTTGAACCCGAGGTTCCCGAGCATTCGCACGACGGCGCTCTTGGTGATGTCGTCGTACACGAGCTTCGCCGCTTTGATGGGCAAGGACGCAACCTTCACGCGGTTGGCCGCGTCCGACCATGCGATATGATCGTGCCCGCGCTCCGCCGCATCGAGCAGGAAGCGCGCGGCGTTGAGCGAGAATGCGGCGCGCGTTTCGAGAAGCGGCGACGGCGGCACGGACTTCTTCGCTGCCCTCTCCGCCCGGTCCACCTCACCCCGGGTCCGCACCTGTTCGTCGTACGCGGACTGTGCTGCGATCTGCGTCTCGTTCGCGTGCTCCGCTGCGGCCTTCAGCTCGTCGAGGGCTGAGCCCCACTCGGGACGCATGGTACGCAGCAGCTCGAAGTCCGGCGCGTCATCGGGGTCCAAAATCCGCCGCCAGCTCGGCGGGCCGTAGGCGGTTGCCCGGCCGGTCCGCTCCATCTCGGCCCACTCGTTCTGTAGCTTCGGGTATTCGGCGTCTGCGAGGTCGGCCAAGGTCTGCCGCGCGTCGGTAAATCGGTCCTTCGCCTTCGCCTCGGCG